AGCTGGAAATGATGCTAGAGCTAAATTAAACAAACGAATTGAAAAACTTTTTGATGATGGAAAGCTAACAAAAGATTTAAAAAATTTCGCACTACATATTCGTTCATTAAGTGCTGAAGCCTCCCATACTTACAATGATTTTTCTGTAGATGAATTAGAAGAGCTTCGTTTATTTACGCAATTATTTTTACGCTATACGTTTACTTTACCTGCAATGATTCCTGATGAATCACGAGAGAATATAACAGGCACTGAGGGCTAAACACCCTCAATTTTACCCATATTACACGTTGTGCCAGTTAAAGTTGCCAAAACCTCAACCGCCTTTTCTTTGGTTTCAAATTCCAAATCCAGCCGCCAAACAGAGCTTTTATTAAGGTGTGATTCGGGGTAAATACTATCGGTTAATGGTTTTGGTAATGCTTTAACTTCTGCTGACACTTTCGGGTTATAAAGCCCGCCACCTAACATTGCATAACCGGCAATGTCTTGATAATTGTCTTGATGATTTGCTCCGTTATTTAAAATTCGGGCAATTTTGAATAACATCATCTCAACGGCGATTTGCTGTGGCCAAGTGAGCTTTTCTGCGTGTGAGTCGCTGACTTTGCGTAAACCACCATAAATCTTGGCGAAACTGTCGTAGTTGCCGTGTTGTTGTTCACGTTCATCTAAAATATGTTGGGTTGTTTTCATCGTGAATTTTCCTCGAGAAATAACCGCTTGTATTCAACAAGCGGTCAATTTTCATTAAAAACTTACAAGCTAGATCGCAATCGTACCGATATTGACCTTGATTGATGTTTCGCTAAGTGCATCGGCTAGCTTTTCCGCAAACTCAGTCGCAATAGACTCTTCAATTTGCTCAGCATGAACTAAGCGGGCAGTTAGTACAGGTTCACCGCTACCGGTTAGCACCTGTACACGCAGAGTAAATGATCGAGTGTCTAAGCCATTGTATGGATTGCAAGTAAATACAAGGTGAGTTGGCAGTTGCAGTGTAGATTTAGCTTCTACCGATTCCATCGCTGATTTTTTGGCTGCGAAATCGCTGAGTTCATGTTCTTCATTTCGGGCGTGGTCAATCGTCATTTTACGCACCGCTTGGACGGCATTTTTAATACTGATTTCATCTTCGTGGTGGTAAGCGTTCAAGTAGATGCCCCAATCTTCGAGGAAATCAGAAAAATCACGCTGTGAGCGACGTGAGCCATTAATTTCGCATAGAGCTTTGTATGCTGCGGTTTTCTTCATCACCAAATTAGCACGATGTTTAGCGTGACCTGCTTGTTCTCGGTTGCCCATATCAAATACAATTTCCGCACTCATTTTCTCTTGGTCGATAAAGCATTGAGCATTTTCTTGAGCATTGGCGGTAGCATATTCAATCAGGCTACCAAAACGTTGCGTTGAAAACGCTGCACGGAATTGGTTACGGTGAGCTTGGAAAGGCTCTAAATTTTGTAATTTAATGCCTTCTGGTAGCATTACTGCACCAAAATCAGTTTCAAGTTCTTTGGTTGCAGCAACAGCAAGAGCCGAAATTTGTTGAAGTGTCGTTTTGTCCATTTTAAGTTCCTTTTTGTTTGAGTAAAAAAATAAAGCCACGCATTAACGTGGCTTGGATTGAAAATAATTGATTATGCAGCAGCTTTAGATAGAGCCTTTAAACCGCTAGGGCTTTCTTTTACTGCCGTTTCTGTTTTTTCAGGTGTAGCAGATAATGCCCCACCTTTATGAACATACATTGGCGTGGCGGTTGTATCCTCTTCTGCTGATTTACCACGCTTGGTCGGTTTGACATAGCTCAATTTGTGCTGAATTTGAACAGATGGGCTGTCGCTATCCATTTTGTCTAAGCTAAATTCAACCGTTACCTTACCCTTTTTATCGTGGGTTAGTACACCTAACGCCACATCTGAAAGAGCTGTTGCGAGCTTGTCTTTGAAAATACCGCAATCTAATTCATCTAAAAATTCAGGTACGTTTGTTTTTGCCATTTTTGGTTCTCCTAATTAGGGTTTGAATAAAATTATTAGAACGGAATATCATCATCAAAATCTCGTGATTCTGAATCCGTCATTACGTGGTTATATGGATTGGTTGGCGGTGGGTTTCCTGCCGGTTCGGTTGCCCAATTATTATTGCTGTTACCACCATTCGGACTGCCGAGCATTTGTAATAGGTCAGCGATAATCTCAGTAGTCCAACGGTCTGTGCCGTCTTGGGCTTGCCATTTGCGAGTGCGTAGTTTGCCCTCAACATAGACTTGTGAGCCTTTTTTCAGGTATTTGCCAATAATGTCAGCTAAATTCCGAAAGGCGATAATGCTATGCCATTCTGTGGCTTGTTTTTTATCGCCTGATACTTTATCCGTCCATTCGGTCGAAGTTGCCACACTGATTTTGGCGACTGAATCGCCATTTGGCATTGTTCGTAGTTCCGGGTCGTTACCTAGGCGACCGACAATAATCACTTTGTTAATTCCTGCCATTTTTATTACTCCTTATAAAGTGAAATCGGTTTATCTCTGCCAACGTTGAACCGCTCAATTTTGCGGTTAATCAACATAATTGCGTTTTGGCGGCTGTATTGTGGATAGGTTGAATGCTGCAATTTGCCGTCATAGTAAAACTTGGCGACAAATTGTTTGCCGACCGCCACAATCTCTACGCCTGTTTCAATATTTCGTGTCATATTTGCCTCCGCAGTATTGATTGCCGTTGCTTTCCACTTGCCAAACGCCTTGATTTCGTTCGCATTTGTAACGTTGCATTTGTATGTGGTCGTCATAATCCATTCGCCCGACAATGCCTAATAGCAAAATTAGCAAGGCAAATGGGGCAAGTTGTTTCATTTTGTTCATAGGATTGTCCTTTCGGGTAAAAAAAGCCCACGTTTTACGGTGGGCAAATGGAGCGACTTACGTCTAGATTGTAGTAAACAGTGTCCGTGATTTTATACTTGCCACGGACAGCAAGCCCTGCTTGTCTCTCACCACTCGCAGGAATATAATTAAAGACCTCTCCTCTCATCACTAAAAATCAGGAACTTTACAATGTGGGAAGTATTGATACCCTCTATCTTTTCTATAATAAAAGAACACTTTGATAACATAGTTATGCGTATTACAACTTGGTTTCTGTCCTTTATTATCTGTTGGCTATATATACCAATAGATATACAAGATCATTTACTGGCTAATGCCCTACCAGGACTACCTACTTATACATTGCTCTATATTTTTTATTTGGTCGCTGCTACAGCTTTTTGGCAAATGTTTATCCTTTGCTTGGATGTCTTTGCATTGATAATTAATAAAATTATTAAAAGCCCAGCTATGGATCAACAAACCAATAGGGTTGACGTTGATAATAAATAAAATTAATAAGCATTGTTTTACCTTCATAATTTACCTCTAGTTAAATATTCCAGAACATACTTTCTTAAATACGCTTTGGAATAATGCGTGTCTGCCCACGCCGTCGCCCGTCCGGCTTTTGCCATTCCGTCGGGTGCTGCTTGTATCCGTACTTACTCAAACTTGAGATAAGCGTGATTGCTTAGGACTGATACCAGTGTTGCCTTTTCAGCTCTCCACACCTTGCGAGTGTGTTGCCTAAACCTTGCCACCTCTGTTTGGCAAGTCGTTCAAATTTGTATGTCAGGGTCTAACCAACCTTGCCGAGTGATAAAGCATTACTTTACAACTGCTCGAGGTTGTTAATATCGTCCGCACAAGCACTAAATTGTTAAAGAACATCCCACAGTCTCTGCTTATCTCTCGGCTATTGCCTGCTATGTGGGCTAGGTCTAGAACCTTTATTCAAGCCCTCAGTAAAGGGCTTTGATAAAAATTCTTAGTGAATGTAGGCTTGCCAAAGTTGTTGAGCTTGCTCAGCGTTCATTTTGTCGCTTTGGTTCCAGTCGATTAACTTGCCATTTCTGAACATTGCTCTTTCAATCACAAACTCTTGCGTGGCTTCATTTTCAAAGACCTCAAACACATTGATGAAATCACTGGTGCGTTTTTCTTTGCGTCCGCATAAAATGTAGTCTTTGTGGTTGTTTAGCGTTGTTTGTGCGTTCATTTTGGTTTCCCCTTTGTCTGTGGCGTTGTTTGTTTTGATGGGTGTAGTTTAGTAAATATTAAACATTTAGTAAAGTGTTTATTTAGTGGAAAATAAATAAAGTTTAGCTTTTGTTTAGTAATTTATTGATTTTAAAGAGAATTTATTTTTAGAAAGGTTGTTTGATTGCTTGTTTTTTAAACAGAATGCATAGAGAGAAAGGATAATTACACAGGAATACACTCGAAATATCTTGCCTTACTTATTTTTTGTGATATATTTATATCACATTTGTTTGGCGGGTATCATTATGATTAAGAGTTTCAAGCATAAAGGCTTAAAACAATATTTTGAAAAAGGGATAACAAAAGGTATTCAGCTTAATCATCAGCGTAAAATCGATGGTATTTTAGATTTGATTGATTCAGCAGAAAGTATTGATGAATTTATGCCTTTTTACCAATGCCACGAGTTAAAAGGAAATCGAAAAGGCATTTATTCTATGACGGTTAATGGCAACTGGCGGATTACATTTGAATTTGTAAATGGCGATGCTTATATTTTGAATTATGAAGATTATCATTAGGGGGAGTTATGCGTAAACCAGCACATCCAGGTCAAGTTTTATTAGATGGGTTTATTGAACCAAATAACATCAAAATTAAAGAATTAGCAGATCATCTTGGGTTTTCTCGTGAAACTTTATCAAGAGTATTACACGGCAAAACACCAATGACTGCAAATTTGGCGTTAAGTTTAGAAGAAGCAGGAATTAGTACGGCTAAGTTATGGCTCAACTTACAAACCAAATATGATTTATGGGAGTTAAAGCAGCAGCGGTTAAATCCTGTTATGCCTTTTCATTTTGGTGGAAATTATGGAGAAACTGCTCACGCTTAATAATGCCCTCTTCGGAGGGTTTTATTGTTCTTAGGAAAAGAAAACCGCCCGTAGGCGGTTATTTTATTAGTGAGGGAGAATAGTAAAGCGTTGATTTAGCTTACCATAGGCTTTCTCAACAAATTCTACTTTTGTGGAATGATTAAAATCTAATAGGCGATCTATCTGTGGTAAGTGTACATCTAATCGTCTTGCCATTTCTGCTTTGCGTACACCTTGTTTAATCATTTCATTTAAGAGAAATACTTTCATTGATTGCAGCACGGTAAGATTAACCGTATGTTGTCCCTCTTTAATTGGGCTTGGCATTGGTATTTCTCGTCTATCATCAAAATAGAATTCAAGGGCTGTGGCTAAGCCATCTTGTGCTTCTAATAGGGCTTCTTCTAAGTCCTCACCTACGCTTGCCATTTCAGGAATATCAGGGCAAGTCACAAGGTATGTGCCGTTATCATCAGGGGTAATTTCAACTGGGTAGCGTAACATATAAACTCCTAGAAAAGCCCCTCTTTCGAGGGACTTTGTTATTTAAGATCTAAGTCTTTCTTAATCTTATTTACTAAACCTGTACCAATCTCTTTGCTCCCGTGATAAGGAAAAACCGATTGTTTTCCGTTTAGTGTTACCTTTCGATGACTGCCTCGCCTATGGTTTTCAATTTCGCAACCTTGAGCAAGTAAGTACCTCAGGAACTCGCTGTATTTCATAAGATACCTCCTTATCAAAACAGCAAGGAAATAATACAACATTTTTGTTGGTATTGCAACATTTTTGTTGTGTTTTTTTGTAGCAGAAAAGAAAACCGCCACGAGGGCGGTTTATTCAAGGAATATTATTTTATCTTTTGAATTGTTGTAGTAACAGATCGAGTTTATTATCAACCCCATCTATTTTCTTC